CTCGCGTGGCGCCTCTTGCCGCGCATCCCGACCGTCGCGGGAAAGATGGCGTTTCTTGCCCTATCGCGCTTCGCTGGCCCGGTCGGCATCTCCCACGCCACCTTGCCCGAACTGATGAAGGCGACGGGAATGTCCGAGCGCGGCCTCCAGGGCGGCCTCAAGGTCCTGGTCGAACGCGGGATGATCGAGAGGAAGGTCAACCCGGGCCAGAGAACCGAAACAAGGATCATCGCGAAATGAGCATTCGACTGATGACCCACGTCTGGATGATGGACCTTCATTCCACCGACAAAATGGTCCTGCTCGCCCTGGCGGACGCCGCCAACGACGCGGGCGTGACTTGGATAGCGATCACGTCGAAGCGATCCGACAAGGCGGACCTGGTCAAGAAAACCAGCCTGACCGACCGAACCGTCAGCATGGCGATCACCCGTCTGGAAACGGCCGGCCATCTGACGCGAGACCCTAAGCCCGGAAGGGGCGTGATCTACAAAATCAGACCCGAAGGATATTCGTCCCCCGAAGATGCTTCGCCCGAATGGGCTTCGGGAGGGGGGGAAGCACGTTCGCCCAAACCATCATCTAACCGTCAATCTCCCCCCTCTCCTAAAGCGCGAGGGAAGATGCATCTGGTCCCGGAGGACTGGGAACCGAAGGATGCACACCGGGAGAAGGTATCGGCGTTCGGCTGGCCCGATGGTATGTTCGAAGAACAGCTGGCGCGCTTCCGCGAATGGGAGTTCGCCGCCGGGAAAACAGACTTTGATCGCGCGTTCCACCGTTGGCTTAGAACCCACAATGACGACCTGAAAGGACGGTCCAATGACTACCGCTCTAACCGCTTCGGCGCCGGTTCTGGACCTGGTCGGGGGCCAGCACCACGCGGCGAACGCCTCGACGCTATGCGGGGCGGCGCTATGGGGGCGATTGACCGATTCCAGCGCGAAGGCCGATGAAGTCGTTCGCCAGATCGCCCGTGTCCCTAAGCTGAAGGACAAGGCGGTCGAGGTCGCGGCGGACCTGGAGGCCCGGGCGGTGAAGGCGACGGCGATTGAGATCATGGCCGTTCTGATCGAACACGGCCCGGTCTATGGCATCCGCGACCTATCGGATGGCGAGTATGAGGCCCTGTTCATGGCCTATCTTCGCTCGCTCGCGCCGCTTCCCATCGAGGCGATCCGGGAGGCGTTCGTCATCTGGGGCCGTGACGGGAACGGGTTCTTCCCGCGTCCCGAGCAGCTGTTCCAACGGGCCGAGCCCTACGCGACCGATCTTCGCATGGCCGCCTATAGGGCTAAGCGGGCGGCGACGCACGTCGAGGACAACCCGCCGCCGAAGACCGAGGCCCAGCGTCGAGCCGACATCGAGGCCGCCAAGGCCGCCGGCATCATCGGGGCCGACGGGAAGGTCATCCTGAACTTCAAGACGGACGAAACGCGCCGCGTTGGTCCTCCTGGGGAGACCCGTCAGGCCATGGCCGACCGCCTGCGCCGGATCGCCAACGGGGAGGAGCCGCTTCCGGAAGTAAGCGCGCCGCCTGCCCCGCCGCCCGAAGAGATCGAGGAGGCCATCTGATGGTCGGGGAAGCGCTCTATTGGCTCCATCGGGGTTTCCAGGCCGTGGCGCATCACGTCCCGGAGACCCTGACGGTTCTCCTGGTGGTGGCGACCTTCATCATTCTGGCGAATGCCCGATGACCGAGAAGCCCATCCTCTACGTCAAGGCGGGCAAGACGCCGGCCAACTGGCGCGACCTGGTGGTGAAGCGCACCGCCGGCGGCCGTGTGATCCCTGACGTCGTCGAGGCCGACGCCTTCAACGGCTGGTTCGTTCAGGCCATCCGGGACAAGGCCGGCAAGGTCGAGCGCTCGCCCGGCGGCGCCATGCGGACCCGACGGGTCCAGGCGAAGATTAAGATCGTCGTCCGTGAAAAGGCCTAGCGTCCTCTGCCGGCAATGCCGGGGCGCCGGCGTGATCCTGGCGGAAGGGCGCCTGGGCGTCCCCGCGCAACCGATCCGCTGTCCGCGTTGCCGTGGCGACCTCCTAGACCCAGACCGCGACCGTGAAGCGTGAAACCCGGCCCTGCGCCTGGGCCAAGAAGAACCCCCAGAAGAACCTCGGGCATGGTGATCATTGCTTCGGCTGGTCCTGCCTTCATCACCCCGACCGTTGCGACCGGAAGGCCACCTGGGAGCGTCATCGGAAAGCCGAGGCGTCCTCCTATCGGAAGTTCCCCGGGAACGACGTCCAGCAGGCCCGGAAGGCCAAGTTCAAGGCGCTGGTCGACGGGTTCGGCGGAAAGGGCCTGACGGAAGACCAATGGGCCACGGTTCACGAACAGATGGGCGACCGGCCCGGCCGCTGCACCTGGTGTGCCGGAGAAATCCTCCGACCCGACGGCCACGCGGTCGACAAGCGGCGGACCTGGCATTCCGGAAAGGGTTCCGAGCCCGATTGCCTCTGGGACTTCTACTGCCACACGCGCCAGCCCGAGCAGCTGATCGAACTTCTTCGCCGCCAGGGGCCGCGCTGTTCCGGATGCGACAAGGTCTCGGGTCGCTGGTCTCGCCTGGGAGACGTCGACCCGGTCGAGCGCCGCGCCCGTCCGGACCCTTACTGGCGCAAGGCCTATCCGGCCGAGACCTACGTCGGTCCCTTCTGCTCGATCAGCTGGGCGTCTGGGCTGGAGGTCGACCACGCGCTCGCCCTCGCCCTGGTGGTCCTTCTGATCCCGCCGGCCGACCAGTGGCGCTACTGGGGGCCGATGAACCTCCAAGGCTTGTGCAACTCCTGCCACAAGGCCAAGACTGCCGACGACGTCCGAAAGATCAGAGCCGCCCGGGCTCTCGCGGCCGTCCCGGAGGCTATCTGATGGGCTGGTTTTGGGTGATCCTGGAGGCGCTGGGCGAGATGGTCGTCGCCCTGGTGGCGGACGATTACGAAGGCGCCGGCCGGTGAAGATCAGCGAAGACGACCTGGAGGTCCTGTCCGGCCTGATGGATCAGGCGAACCAGGAAGCGGTCGGCTGCGAGGCTAAGGCCGACTGGTGTCGCGCCCTGGGAGATGAAGGCGCCGCCCTCGCCCAGGACGATCTCGCGGCGCGCTATCAGGGCCAGGCGCGCGCCCTTTGCAACGCCCTCGCCGTCCTCGACGGGACCGGAGACGTCGACCCCCAGGTCCGCCCGGCCGCGCCTGACACCCGCCCCCGCCTGACCCTGATCAAGTCCGAGAAGACCGCATGACCCAGTTCGAAGACCTAGAGATCGTCTATCGGGACCCGAACGATCTCCGCCCCGACCCGCGCAACGCCCGGCGGCATCCCGCCTCCCAGATCAAGAAGCTGCGCTCGGCCTTCCGGCGGTTCGGCTTCCGGAACCCGGTCCTCCTGAAGGACGACGGCGAGACCATCGGAGCGGGGAACGGCCGCGTCGAGGCCGCCATCGAAGAGGGCCTGGACCGCATCCCGACGATCACCGTCCTGGGGTTGAGCGAAGAGGAATGGCGCGCCTTCGCCATCGCGGACAACCGGATCGCGCTCGACGCCGACTGGAACATGGACATCCTTCGGACCGAGATGCTGGACCTGAAGAAGGCCGGCCTCTCGCTCGACCTGACCGGCTTCGACGAAAAGGAGGTCTTGGACCTCTTCAAGACCCCGAAGATGATGCGCGACGCCGACGCGGACGCCGGCGAGCCTCCAGCGGCTCCAGTATCCCGTCCGGGCGACGTCTGGCTCCTGGGGGATCACCGGCTGGGCTGCGGGGACTCGACCGATCCGAAGGTCGTCGAGGCGGTCCTCCGGGGGACGAAGCCCCATCTGATGGTCTCCGACCCGCCCTATGGGGTCGAATACGACGCCGAATGGCGGAACCAGGC